TTCAAAATATAGAAAAAGAAAACGAAGAAGATCCTGTCGAAGTACAAACAGAACAACCTGGGTCAGAACAAGCTGCTGCATTAAGCAGAGAAACTACCCAATAATTATTATAAATAATTGATAAGGAAAAAATTATGGAACACAATGAAGCTATTAGTAAGATGATTGACGACATCATCGCCGGTAACAATACAGAGGCGGAAGATAGTTTTAAGAATATTATTTCTTCTAAAGTATCTGATGCGTTAGATCAACGTAAAATAGAAGTAGCTAGTAATATCTATAATAACGATCAAGAAGAGACATCGGATGAGTCAGAAGAAGCTTAAAGAAGCTACTGCTAGTAATAAAGATCTAAGTCATTATAAAAAGATCTTTAGTAGTATTACCAATGCTAAAAATAAACTTTATAAAAACGATTCCAAGATAAAAGAATCTACAGAGGAAACAATGCCTACGCTTAGACAGTTTAGAGCTTCACTTGCAGAAAAGACACTTACCCCGGCTGAAATGAAGAAGCGGGAAGATGTAGCCAAAGCTATTGAGCGGGAAAATCCTAACATGCCTATGGGTATGAAAATGGCTATCGCTACTAAAACAGCTAAGCGTGTGGCGGAAGCAGGGCCATTCGGCTACGGTGCCAAAAATCCCCGGAAAGGTAGTATAGAGGCGAATGCTGATCAAAAAAGAAAAGAGCAAGACAAGGGCAAACAGCCAGTTGAACCACGAGATCAAATGGTAGGTGTTGCACGTAAAGTAATGCAAGGTGTTGCAGAAGAACAAATAGACGAATTAAAAACCGGTACATTACTTCGCTATCACACTAAAGCAGGAAAAAGTGGTTTAGAAGCTGGTGTAAGAGCATCAAAAAGTTTAGATGCAGGTAAGTATGTTAGTGCTATTCCAGACCTTAATACGCGTGAGAAGCGTATGAAAGGTCAAATGCAAGCCATGAGTAAAATACAAAAACGGTATGCTACTGAAGAAGCTGAACTAGAAGAAGCTATTACCAGCAAAGATATTAAAATGGCCGTAGGTGTAGTTAAAGATAAAAGATATGCCGGTGGTAACATGACTGGGGCAGTAAGCACTATAGAAAAAATTAGAAAAAATTTATCTAAGCATCCTAGAGTACAACAAGCACTTAAAACTGCTAACGAAGAAGTTAATAAGTTAGAAGAAGGCGCAGGCGCTGAAAAACGCTTTCAAGAATACCATAATGAGACAGCTAAATTAATGAAAGGTATTCATTCAGCCCTATCTAAACATTATAGCGCCCATGAACATACCGCTCACTGGGGTCATGTAGGTGACATCCGTCACATTCACGATCAATTAAGAGATATTCATGACAGACTTCACGAGCAAGGTGAGTATAATAAAAATCCAAATAAAATAAGTGAAGAAGTAGATGACGAAGGTAGTATGGCTAAAGGTCAATTAAATAGAATGATTGATCAAGCAACTGGTCTAGTTCAAATGATGGATGATGATAAGCAGTTAGACGGTTGGGTTCAATCTAAACTAACCATGGCTTCTGACTACTTAGACTCAGTTCATGATTACTTAATGCATAGTAAACAAGACGTAGATGATATGGAAGAAGAAGCAATTGTGGAGACTAAAGGTGCTCCTAAAGGCTTTCACTTTACCAGAGATGGTAAACTAAGAAGAGGCGATGCTAATCAAGATGGATCCGGTGGGTCTATGTTAAGGTCTGATCCTTTAGATAAACAAAGAAGTAAGGTACCTGCGGTATCAGAAGATACAGATGGTGAGCATCTTTGCGCCAAACATGTTTACTCTAATGTACACGGTGAAGGTGTCGTTTTAGAAGGCATGCATGCTGAGCCTGATGAAGATGGTAATATTGAGTGGTATGGTGTTGAGTTTAGCGACGGTCCAAGAAAAGTATTTACAGAAAAATTAGAAGTAATGGTTGCTGAATATCATGGCAATCATAAAAAGAAAAAACGGACGATAGGATAACAAAATGGGTATTTCAAAATACATTCTAAAAAACACCAGACGTCAGGCTGCTATTAAAGTAATATCAGATAATCCTAATTCTATTCAGATTACATATACGGATATTAAATATGCAGATCAAACCATCCCGCTAACATCTGCTGGTAATTTATCTTGGACTATTTCTGATATAGCATATGATGTTACTACATATGCTAATATTACTAGAAATAGTAATGTTGTATTTACTATGAGTACAGGCTCTGGGGAGTTCAATCTAACAGACTCATTAGGGTTAGTTTTAGACGAACAAGCAAATGCTAATGTAACTGTATACACAGGTGCTGGTAATAGCTCTGTAATTATACAGTTTACAAAAGGTATCGGTTTTAACGATCCTGACAGACAAAATCAAGGACCAGGCTCACTATGAAGCTAATTACAGAACAACTAACTAACGTCCAGTATCTAGTTGAGAAAAAAGAAGACGGTACAAAGAACGTCTTTATTGAAGGTATTTTTATGCAGGCAGAAAAGCCTAATAAAAATGGCCGCATGTACCCTAAGGGTATCATGGAAAAAGAAATTGCTAGATATCAAGATCTTATTAGTGAAAAAAGATCTTTAGGGGAACTAGGTCACCCACCTAACCCACAAATTAATCTCAATCAAGTATCTCATTTAATCACCGGCTTACGGTTTGAGGGAAATGATATAATTGGTAAAGCAAAGATTTTAGATACACCTATGGGTAAAATTGCAAAGAATTTTCTTGAAGAGGGAGTTCGTTTAGGTGTATCTTCAAGAGGGCTTGGTTCCCTAAAGGAAAGAAACGGTATTAACGAAGTACAAGATGACTTTCACCTTGCTACGGTTGATATTGTTGCTGACCCAAGCGCGCCCGATGCATTTGTACAAGGCATTATGGAGTCTGCTGAATGGATACTGGATAATGGTATATGGAAGTCAGTACAAATTGAGCAAGCTCAGCAAACAATTAGAAAAGCTTCTAAAGCCGATCTAAGTACAGTAAAATTACAGGTATTTGAATCGTTTTTACGAAGTATCAAATAATTTGTCTTTATAAATATTAACGTTAACAAACTCTTAGGAGAATAGGATGTCAGTCGAAGCAAAAATACAAGAATTGCTAGGTCGTGCAAACGGCGCTGGTCAATTGACTGAAGAATCTGCAGATAACCTTACCGCTTCCGGTGCAGGGGATGCTGGCGCAAAAGCAGCAATGAATGCTAAGAAGGATACTTCTAAAGCTGCCACTGCAGCAATCGCCGGTGACACCTCAAACCCTAAGCAAGGTTCGTCTAAAGACGCTTCATTCGATGAATTAGATGATATGGAGCCAGGTAAGACTACCGCAGGTAAAATGTCGAAGGATACTACACACCCAGATATGGGTAAAGGTGATGCTAAATCTGTTAAGGTTCAGTCAATGGAAGAAACAGAAAAAGATGGAGAGACTATTGCTGAGCAATCTATTGATCTTTCAGCTCAGCTCAATTCTATCTTTGGTGAAGATCTTTCAGAAGAATTTAAAACAAAAGCCTCGTCTATTTTTGAAGCAGCAGTTATTGCTCGCGTCAATCATGAGATGGAGAAAGTTACTTCTAAATTAGAAGAACAAGCTGTCGATCAATTAGTAGAGTTTAAAGATACCATCGTTGAAAAAGTCGATGGCTATTTAAATTATGTGGTTGAACAATGGATTGAAGAAAACGTTTTAGCTGTTGATTCTGGTCTAAGAACCGAAATCGCAGAAGATTTTATTACTGGTATGAAAACCCTCTTTAAAGAACATTACATCGAAGTTCCAGAAGAGAAGTATGACGTAATAGAAGAAATGCAGTCTGCATCTGACGAATATAAAGCTAAGTTAGATGAAGCTATTTCAACCAATATCGAACTTGCTCAAGAATTGTCAAGCCTAAAGCGCGAACAAATTCTTGATGAACAGACTAAAGAACTAGCCGCAACCGAAGTTGAAAAACTAAGAAAGCTTGTGGAAGGGGTAGAGTTTGATTCAGAGGACCTATTCAGAGAAAAAGTTGCTGTCATTATGGAGAATTATTTCCCTAAGACAACATCCAAATCGCCTGAACAAGTTTTAGTAGAGGAAAGCGGTACCTCACCAGTATTTGATGACGGTAGCGTGATTTCGAAGTATGCTCAGGCTATTTCAAGATCCATTAAAGCTCGATAATTTATAAATAAAAAACATTTCCACAACAAGGAGAAGGTAATGTACCTATCAGAACAAAGTCAACAGAAATGGGGATCGATCATCAATCACCCAGATCTTCCAGAAATTAAAGATACTTATAAAAAAGCAGTTACCGCTGTTCTTTTAGAGAATCAAGAAAAAGCATTGCGTGAAGAGCGCAACATGCTTTCGGAAGCAATTCCAGGCAACAACTCTTTCGGTACTGCTGGTATCGATAGATACGATCCAATCATGATTGGTCTAGTTCGCCGTGCAATGCCTAACCTAATGGCTTATGACATCTGCGGCGTTCAGCCAATGACAGGTCCCCCAGGTTTGATCTTTGCAATGCGTTCAGTGTATGGTAATACACGTACAGATTCGGGTCTAGTTGAAGCTCTATACAACGAAGCTAATACTCAGTTCTCGTCGTCTTCGTATACAAATGAGTTGTCGACATCTGGCACCCCATTTAATGGTACACATGCTGGTACAAACCCAGTTGATGGTACTTATACAACCGGTAAAGGTATGTCTACCGCTGAAGCTGAACAACTTGGTGATGCATCTACTAACGCATTCGGTTCCATGGGTTTTGCGATCGACAAGACAACTGTTACAGCTCGTAGCCGTGCTCTTAAAGCAGAATACACCTTAGAATTAGCACAAGACTTGAAAGCAGTTCATGGTCTTGACGCTGAGTCGGAATTATCGAACATTCTTTCGCAAGAAATTATGTTTGAAATTAACCGTGAAGTTGTTCGTACAATCTACACAGTTGCTAAAGCTGGTTCACCTGCTACTGCAACAGCTGGTACATTCAATCTTGACGTTGATTCGAACGGTCGTTGGTCTGTTGAGCGTTTCAAAGGTCTATTGTTTAACATCGAACGTGATGCTAACCACATTGGTCAAGACACTCGTCGTGGCAAAGGTAACTTTATTGTCTGTTCAGCAGACGTGGCTTCTGCATTAGCAATGGCTGGTGTGTTGGATTATGCTCCAGCACTAAGCACAAATCTAAATGTGGATGATACTGGTAACACATTCGCTGGTGTTCTAAATGGTCGCTTTAAAGTGTATATCGATCCATATTCGGCTAACCTAGGTTCTGCTTCGCAGTTCTATGTGGTTGGTTACAAAGGTACATCCCCATATGACGCAGGTATTTTCTACTGCCCATACGTTCCTTTACAAATGGTTCGTGCAGTTGATCCTAACAGCTTCCAGCCAAAAATTGGCTTCAAGACCCGTTATGGTATGATTGCTAACCCATACGTCACAACAAGCGCTAACAGCGCAGTGGCTGATGCTGATACATTTACGGCAAGCCGTAATCAGTACTATCGTCGTACTAAAGTTGTTAACTTGATGTAATTAAAAGCCGGCGTAAGAACGGTTCTAACCTTCGGGTTAGTTTAAAAGAGAGCTCAAAAGGCTCTCTTTTTTTGTTATAAATAATAGAAAAGGAGTATTATGTTTACATCTAATCTCGATTCAATTTTAAAGGACATTACCAATGTTAGCTCTTCTCAAGTAGCTAACTATCTACGTCCGAATGCCTTTAGGTTTACTATTAAAGATTTACCAAAAGTGGCCTATACGTGTCAGTCTGCTAATCTACCTGCATTAGCATTAGGTTTTGCTGTTCAACCTACTCCGTTTCTAGATATTCCACATGTAGGCGATAAGAATTCCTTTGGAGATTTTACAATTCGGTTTTTAATTTCAGAAGATATGTCAAATTATCTGGAATTATATGAATGGTTAGTGGCACTTGGCTTTCCAAACGACTATAATCAATATAGAAATTTCACTGCGGAAAGATTAAATAGATTCCCATTTGTAGTAAATTCCTCTGGTGCTTCTGGTGCTGTAGCTTATTCAGACGGTACTTTAACTATTTTAGATAGTAACAACGTTCCTAAAACTAATATTATTTTTAAAGACTTGTTTCCGGTTTCTGTAGAAGCTTTGGACTTTGATATAACGTCCTCTTCTGTAGAGTATTTTGTAGGTGTAGCTTCTTTTAAATACAAACTATTTGATATTGAAGTTTTATAATTTTTAATTTGGAGATTTTTTATGGCGCAGAATAAAATTGAATTGAGTGTGGATGAAATTCGTAAGAACAAGTTCTTTATTGCAACACCCTGTTATGGTGGTCAACTAAACGAGCCGTACTTTCGTTCAGTAATTAAGATGATGACGTTTTTTAATCAGCATCAAATTCCATTAGCATTTGGTACTATTGCTAATGAGTCATTAGTTACTCGTGCACGAAATGTTCTACTAGCATACTTCCTTAATTCAGATTATACGCATCTATTGTTTATTGATGCTGATATCGAATTCCAGGTAGAAGATGTACTTAAATTGTACGCTCATAACAAAGATGTCGTGGTTGGTGCTTACCCTAAAAAAGGCGTAGCCTGGGATCGTATTAAGAGTAATCTAGCCGATCCTAATAATAAAGAAAAAGTGCTAACCGATCGGGAAATTGCTGCATTCGGTTCCGACTATGCTATTAACTTTAAGTTTGTAGATAGAGAAACTAAAACGATTGGTGTAGAGAACGGTCTCATTAAACTACACGATGCTGGTACGGGTTTCATGATGATTAAGCGTGAGGCTATCCTTAAGATGATTAAGGCATATCCGGAGTTTAAATATAATAATGACGTTAATATTAATAATGCAGATCTCAAAGATCAGTTCTATGCGTTGTTTGATACTATGATTGATCCGATTGATCGTAGATATCTATCAGAAGATTATACCTTCTGTCGTCGTTGGCAAGAAATTGGTGGTGATATTTGGCTTGATCCTTCTATCTCGCTTAATCACTATGGCCATTTCTGCTTCCAAGGCAACCCGCAAGCTATCATTAACTTTAATGAAGTAATTAAACCTACCCCTGAAAAGTCTGAAACCATATCTATTGATCTTCCTGATTAAATAGTATATAATTGTTAGATGAAACTATCTGAACTGCAGGATGAATGGGTCAAAGATGCCCCTATAGATGAGACTAACCTGGGCCGCGAGGCGGCTCGGGTACCTACTCTACACGCTAAATATCTTACCTTCCTTTCTAAGACAAAACTTCAGCTGCGTAAAGCAGAATCTGATTACCTTAATACTAGACGTTTAAAGTATAAGTACTACCGAGGTGAGTTAACTAAAGAAGAGTTAGAAGAAAATGGTTGGGATCAATTCCAAGGCAATAAACCTTTAAAGAATGAAATGGATGAATACTTACAATGTGATCAGCACCTGGTTATATTGCAAGATAAACATGAGTACTTTAAGACCGTCATTTATACCTTAGAGCAGATAATCAGATCTATTAATTCTAGAACTTGGGATGTAAAGTCAAGTATTGAATGGACTAAATTCTCTAATGGAATGATGTAATGTCAATTGTAAGCATCTCAAAGAAGAATGAAGTATATATTAAGGTTGATGCTGATCCGTCCATATTGCAAGAGATAAGCGATCACTTTACCTTCGAAGCCCCGGGTGCTAAGTTTCATCCTTTATTTAGAAATAAAATCTGGGATGGAAAGATAAGACTCTTTTCGATGTTTACAAAAGAGTTATATGTTGGCTTATTAGGGTACTTAGAGCATCTAGCCGAAGTTAATGAGTATACAGTCGATTATGAAAAGTATACGGTAACTGCGGATGCTTGTACGTTGGATGTAGTACGAGAGTTTGTTAAAGAGTTAGATCTTAGTCTACCTGATGGAGGTGCAGTTAGAGAGTATCAGATAGATGCTATCTTCAGAGCTATCTGTGATGGTAGACGTTTACTACTTAGTCCAACCGGCTCAGGTAAGTCATTAATCATTTATTGTCTACTTAGATGGAATCAAAGGTTTAATCGTAGGCAGCTTATACTTGTACCTACAACCTCCCTAGTTGAGCAAATGTACTCTGATTTTCAGGCATATTCGCAGAATAATGGCTGGAAAGCATCAGAAAACTGTAGTAGAATCTATAGTGGACATAGTAAAATTGACTTAAATCCTATCGTTATTTCTACATGGCAATCTGTATACGAACTACCTAAAAAGTTCTTTGAACTATATGATGTAGTTTATGGGGATGAAGCACATACCTTTAAGGCAAAGTCTTTAACTGGTATCATGCATAAAATGGTTAATACCCCATATCGGTATGGTACTACAGGTACCTTAGATGGTATGAAGACACATAAACTAGTTCTAGAAGGATTATTTGGGCCTGTTTATAATGTTACCACTACTAGACAGTTAATGGATGATAATCATCTATCTGAATTAAAAATCTTTGGCATTGTATTACAGTATCCAGATGAAATAAAAAAAGTTAATAAGGATAATAAGTACCCAGAGGAGATGAATTTCTTATGTGGGTATGAACCTAGAAATAAATTTATTCGTAATCTTGCTCTATCACAAAAAGGTAATTCATTAGTACTATTTCAATTTGTAGAAAAGCACGGAGCTATTCTATTTGATATGATTAAAGCTAAAGGCGAAGAAAGAAAGATATTTTTTGTCTATGGTGGTACAGATACAGAGCAGAGAGAGAATATTCGTAAGATTACCGAGACAGAAAACGACGCTATTATTGTAGCCTCATATGGCACATTTTCAACCGGCATAAATATTAGAAACCTTCACAATATTATATTTGCATCACCTACTAAGTCTAGAATTCGAAATCTACAATCTGTTGGTCGAGGACTCAGACGAGGAGATGATAAGACGCATTGTAACTTATATGATATTGGAGATGATCTGACTTGGAGGGCAAAAAAGAACTATACATTACACCATATGATCGAACGTATTAAAACGTACAACGAAGAGAAGTTTGATTACAAATTAGTAAAGGTAGATCTATAATGTATTATAAGTTCTTTAAGCTAATTAATGGTGAAGATATTATTGCAGTAACAGATGATCCATGTGAGACCTTTGAAGATAAAGAGTTCATTGATATAGTGGATCCGGTATTAATTTGTGCTTACAGAATACCTAGAGAAAAAGGTATTATGGAAACATATGTTATGCAAACATGGATGAAGATGGCTGTACAGGATGTTATAAGTTTACCAGTAGCTAGTATTCTAATTGCAGTAGATGTACAATCAAAAGTAATTGAACAATATGATATTTTTGTTATAGAAGCAAACAGATCTTCATCAATTGCAACTCTGGAAGATGGTTATTCAGATGATGTATTGGAGGAGTTAATTGACGTCGCACAAGAAGCAATGATGTCCGGTAACGAGGAAGAAGAAGAAGATGACTACAGTAGATCAGCCCGTAGAGTTAGAACCTTTCATTGAAAAGAAAGCTCCTGCTCATTATGTAGACAATAAAAAGTTTTACGAAGCTTTAGTTGACTACAGAAAACAGTTAGACGAGGCTAAAACAAAAGGGTTAGAAAAACCTAGAGTTAGTGAATATATTGGAGAATGCTTTTTAAAGATTGCTACTCACCTTTCATATAAAGCTAACTTTATTAACTATACCTATAAAGATGACATGATATCTGATGGTATAGAAAACTGTTTAACAGCAGTAGAAAAATTTGATCCTGAACGCGGTACAAATCCTTTTGCCTACTATACACAGATTACTTTTTTTGCTTTCGTAAGACGGATACAAAAAGAAAAGAAACAACAGGCTACTAAGTATAAGTTACTTGAGAATGTAGACATCGATATGATTCTAGCTCACTCGGAAGGTAACGAGGAGTTTGCTAATAGTTTAATTGAGATGGTACGTAAACAAGTCGATACTATCGACCCAGATCGCCGTACAATAAAACCTGGAAGAAAAAAGAAAATAGTACCAGAAGTTATGGCTAATTTCGAATAAATATAATATAATTGTTATGTAGCTAATTGAACGCGGACCTTCCCGCATAACTAGGAACTAAATGATTGATCTTAATCTCGGTCTACAGCCAGACCCTAAATGGCATGCTCGTCTAAGCTTCGTTAAAAGTGGCTTTAGAATCGCAGCGGGTATTACTCTCATTACAAATAATCTTATCGCAGCTGGTGTTCTGTTTATTATCGCAGAAATTATCGGCATTGCTGAAGAATTAGTATGATTGAAATATTCTTTATGACGGGGCAACAGCTCCGTAGCCTGTATCATCCCGGAGAAGGCGTCAATGTTAATCAAATTACGTATCGTGCTAAGAAAAAGTATGGTCGTAATATCGATATCATCGATGTAGTTGGTTATATGTTTAACGATGCTCGTGATCGTTTTGTAAGTGAAACATATCCATCTGTACTAACTACTCGATATTACCCTAATCAACCTGAACCTTATGTGGAGCCCTGATGTCAAAAATTAAAGTAGCTGAACTGTTTTATAGTATTCAAGGCGAGGGCCGGTATATGGGTGTACCTAGTGTATTCCTTCGTACGTTTGGCTGTAATTTTACCTGTAGTGGTTTTGGAATGCCTGCAGGTGAATATAGTAAGGAGCATGATTATGTGGCTGCGGAAGTACAAAAATACAACACCTATAAGGATTTGCCTCTCGTATCTACTGGTTGTGATTCTTATGCCTCTTGGGATCCTCGCTTTAAGCATCTTAGCCCTGTACTCGATAGTTATACTATTGCCGAAACAATTATGGAATTACTACCGCATAAG